GGGTCAACAGGATGGCCGTGATGGTGCCGAAGATGTTGCTGCAGCGGATTTTGGGGCGTGGCAGGGTGCCTTGGCCGGTGTACTCAAAGCCGTCTGCCTCAATGGGAAACCGCTGGTAGGTGTTACCAGCCCAGACCACATCGCCGTTGCTGACCAGGTTGGTGCCGGCATGAAAGCGGTAGGTGGCAGCGGCACCGTGCTGCAAAGCGTTCAGCTCCAGCACAAACAGCTCAATGATGCTGCTCGGTGAGATCCCCTGCAGTTCAGAAGTTGGTACGGCCATCAGGGTTCAAATACCTGGCGGAATGTTGCGGTGATCACTGCCCTGCCTGTGTATGGAATGGTTTTTTGCCATGTTTCGCAGACCCATTTTGAGCTTGATGGTTCGCCTGGTGGTGTCCAGTCAAACGAATCACCGTCATCAGCGCGTGCATCAAGAAATGCCTCGATCGTATCTGCATTGGCCTCCGTGATGTTGTTCCATGACAGGTCCCAGGTCTTGGGATTTTGATTTAGGCCAAACTTGATGCGTTGCTCATAGCCATCGCCAAATTGCGTTTTGCGTACCTTGGGTGCGCTGTTCTTGGTGGCGCCATAGGCCGGCGCAATTGCGGGAAACGTAGCCATCAGGCCAGCAGTCCTCCGGGTCGCTTCTGCTTGATCAATTCTTGCTGAACAGCTGCCGCCATGGCGCGTCCCAAGGCCTGCCCTTGGGCTTCATTGCCCTGAACGCTGCTGCCGCTTGCATCTACGTTGACCACTACGTTGGTGCCACCACCAAAGCTGCCTGCAGGTGCAATGCCGCCGCTGCGGCCTGGCATGAACAGCTCAGGACCCTTCTCGCCGACGAGATAGGGCTGGCCAGCCGTAACGCTACCGCCTTTGGCGCGCTTGAATAACCCGCCAAGCAGTCCACCGCCGGTGCCGGTGCCTTCCATAACGCCGAACAGCGCCATGTTGACGGCAATGTCAAGCATCTTGTTGGCGATGGAGCTGAGCAGGTTGCTGGCGACCTCCTGCAGGCTCTTGGTGCCATCAATAGCGCCTTGAATGGCGCCGACCACGCTGTCCTTGATCGACATGCCGATGTCGGCATAAATGGACTTCATCTGCTCAGCAACCGTGAGCTGCTTTTTCAGGGCTTCGTTGCCATCAATAAGAGCCTTGGCCTGCGCTGTTTGCTCAGCCGTCATGCCTTTGGTGATGTCGCGCAGCTGGATCTCCAGCATGGCTTGAGCCTCGGTGCCAGCTAGGCGAGCGTGCAATAGCTTTTGCTCATCTTGCAGTTGCTGCAAACGATCTGCCGCAGCCTCCGCCTGCTGTGCGTTGAGTTTTTGATCTGCAACTTGCGCAGCGATAATTTGACCCTCATGCCTTGCGGCAATAATGTCTATCTCTTTAGCTGTAATAGCAATTTGATCTCTTAATATTGCTTGACGCTGCAGTAACGCTTGTGCAATTGCCGCCCTATTTTTAGGGTCAGATTTTGCAAGTATTCCAGCCCGTTGTTCGTCGATAGTTTTTATCTGTTCGCTTAGTGCCGCAACATCTATCATGGCCTCTTTGTATTCGAATGCAAAATTAACCATTCGAGTCGCTTGCTCTGCATTCTTTGCGGTAGCGGCTGTGTTTAGCTGCAGCTGGCGCTGTTCGGCTAATAATTGTTTAGAGTATTCTGCGCGCTTATTGATTTGTTCGCTAAGAAACTGGCTGGCATCTTGCCTCCCAGCGCCTCTGCCGCTATCGGTGCCTTGCAGCAAAGGTGGCGGGGTTGTAACTGCAGCAGGCCTAGGGCCTCCGGCTTGCGCAGCGCGCGTTTTGCCCAATTGCTGCTGAACTGCAGCATTGATCAAATCATTGGTAATTGCGCTTGTGACTTCCGATGCGTTTCCTTTATATGTTTTGCCACCATACTGAACGCTGATTTGACCGGCGCCAAATGGACCGCCAGGCATGAAACCAGCCTGTGCACTGACGATGGATTCAGCCCGTCGCTGAAATTCCTGCTTCTGCCCAATGCCAATGCTGCCGGCCGCCATGGCCTGGTTTATTGAATCAACTGCTTTAATGGCAAGATCTAACGTGCTTTTCAGAATAGGATTCAATTTAGCGCCAATAGTCTTGGCTAGATTCTCAACATTATCCGTTAATGTGCTGAACTTGCCTGCAAGGGTTGTGCTTTGCGCGATAGCGCCATTGGCGTACTTGCCGCCCTTTTCGGTAAGACGAACAATGGCAACCTCTACAGCTTCTGCGCTGATGCGACCTTTACTAAGCGCCTTTTGAAACTCTTCACCAGTCATCCCATACATCTTGCGCAATTCTTCCTGCAATGCAATGCCGCGCTCTTGGAATTGCAGCAGTTCTTCGCCTTGCAGCCTGCCCTTTGCTTGCACTTGACCGTAGGCGGTCACTAGGCCTTGCAACTCAGCACCAGTGGCGCCCGCAACATCCGCCAACCGCCGAGTCGTATCGACAACATTCTTTGCCTCAACGCCAAAGGCTTGAAGCCGCTTGGCCGAATCAATCAGCTCGGTGCTGGTAAATGGTGTTACCGCGCCAAGTTGCTGCAGCTCTTGAATGATCTGCTTGGCCTGTTGGACACTACCAGTTAATGTTTCAATGCTGCGAGTTTGTGTTTCAAGTTCAGCGGTTTTGACGACAACAAATCGCAATGCGGCAGCTGCACTGAATGCTCCAACAAGACCGCCAATCGCACCGCGCAATGCACCAATGCCTGCCGTTGCAGCTTTTGACGCACTATTGACCTGCTGCAGATTGCGTACGGCAGCCTGGCTGTTTACTTGTACATCAACAACCGCAACAGCCATGGCACTGCCTCCTGTCCTTACAGTCTACCGCCGGCGTGCCTTGTCTAGTTCTTTTTTCTCGCGTTCGCCTTTCACTTCATAGTAAGCAGCAAAATGAACGAACTCGGCATCAGTCAGTTCGGTGCGAAGCCGACTGACTGTCATGCCAAGCTCAGTCGCAAGGAAGAACTCGAAGAATAGCCACGAGTCTCCCTCTAGTCTTTTTTTGCTTCTTCCAGGCTGGCATCACCACCAAGGCCGAACAGGAATAGCTCCAGTTCGTTCAGCACACGCTCCGGTAGTTCGCGTTGCAGCTTGGCTGCATCGGCAGCTGCAAATGCCTTGGTGCCATCCTCAAGTTCAGCAATCTGGCACAGCATTTGCGTGCTGATCTCTAGGGCTTCATCTGAACCAGCCAAGGTCGTGGCTTTTTTGCGATCAGATCTAGTGATCGGCTTGAAATACAAGTCCATCACCGGATCGCCGGCATCGTTCTTGATGGTGAACTTACGGCGTTGGTTGAGATCAAAAGCGCCCGTGAGCAAGTCAACAGGGCGCGTGGATGCAGCAGGCATTAAATGCTCAGGGTAAGGGTTCCGCTAGATACGAAATTGATGGTTACAATTTCGATCTCTCCAACGGTAGCACTGTATTCAGTGCTGGTAACCACAATGGTTCCTGTGATTTTTTTGCCGCCGGTTTCGTCCAGGTAAAGCTCAACCGCTGCGTCGGCTTCGTCGGTGACCTGGTTGACGTCCTTGATCAGGTCCAGCTTGTCGCCGGCGCCTGGGGCGTCGTACATGACCTCAATGGTGCCTGATCCGCTGATCAGTCCACCGATGTTGGCGCGATAGGTGGCGCCATGCACGGTGGCGTCATAGGACTCCTTCTCGACGGTCATCGACCAGGAGCGCACAGCAGCGATTTCGGATAGGCCGCCGCTGCCAGCCTTATCAAAGAAGACTGTGCCTTGTTGCCCGCGATAAAAAGCCATGATCAGATGTCAAGAGAGATTGCGCCGTTAGCCACGAAGTTGATGGTGATCACTTCGATTTCACCCACAGTAGCCGAATACTCAGCAGAGGTGATGACACCATCAAAGGTGATCTTTTTAGTGCCGCTGGTGTCAAGATACAGCTCAAACAGGGCTGCACCTTCATCATTGGCGGTATTGATCATCTCGATGAACGCATTGGTTTCATCGCTGGTGGTGGCGGTGTACATCAGCTCACAGGTGCCGCTGCCGCTGATCAAGCCGCCAACATTGGCTCGGTAGGTGGCGCCCAGTGCCGTAG